CGTATTTTTAACCTATGAAAAACTTCAGAATTCAAATCCGATATTGTGGCTATTATGCTGACTTTAATGTCCAGTGTAAGGATACAGCTATAGATATAGAAAATTCTATCCTTGACAAGCTGGGAAAAAATGAGGTAAAGTTCGAGAAAGATGGATTTACCGTTAAAACTGGTAAATGGATAACCTATGAGGAGGTTACAAATGACCGAAGACCTATACACTACGACACGGTCCTTGGAGCTAGAGTGGCAACAAGAGCACCTGAAAGCCGGGAAGCATAATATCAGGATGATCGAGATTAATAAAAAAATCCAGGATATTATTAAAGAGATAGTTGCCAAAGAGTTTGAAGCAGATACTCTTCAAACCAAAATACACGACGCCAAGCCCGAAGTTTCGATAGCCACTTAAGCGCTATCAAAAAATCAACTTTTTACTACAAGATCACTTGCGCCAAATTTAAATTTGGGGTATAGATTAATTACTATACATTAAATTAAGAACGTAGACGAGTATAGCGACGACCTAGAGACTACGTTCGCATAATCTAGGAGGATTATAAAATGGCAAATAGTACATTTAACGGTCCGGTACGATCCGAGAACAACTTTAAGATTGTCAGTAAAACGGCAGCTACAGGTCTTGTTTCTGATCGAACGGTCCAAAGCGGAATGAAAGACTCTCGAAGATATTATCTTGACGAGTGGTTCAGTCAACTTCCGGCTATTAACTCGTACCTTGAAGCATCAGAAACAAAAGACTGGGGCAACTTAGGAGACGGTAATGAGTTAACAGAAGACGTAACAGTTACAGGTGCAGCAATGACAGGAGACTTTGCTGTCGCAACAATGAGTGTTGATGTTGTAGACTTAACTATAACGGCATCAGTAACAGCAGCAAACACAGTTACAGTTGTTTTAGGAAACTTCACAGGTGGTTCGTTAGACCTTGGATCTGGAACATTGTATGTTAAAGTTTTCAAAGCTGGTTCAACAGCAGTAGGTAAAAACGTTAACTTTGAAGTATTAGGTACTAACATGACTACAGCGTTAGCTACTAGAAGTGCAACGATTGCAGCAGTAAATCTAGCAACAGCAGGTGCTGACCAAGACCAAGCGATTGCATGCCCACACTTAGACAGTGGACAAACAGCATGGACGGGTGTCAAATGGGGTACTGAAAACCAAGTTTCATGGGAAGGTCTAGTCAGAACAAGTTCGGCTATCGACAACCAAAAAATTTGGGCTGGTTTAAAACTGACAAATGATCAATTACCTGAAACGGATGCGGATCAAGCATATTTTTATTTTGCTACAGACGCAACGAACGGGCAATTAATTGACGACTACGGTCCATTGTACTTTATTCATTCTAATACCGGCACTGACTACCTAACTAATACAGGTATTACAGTAGCAGCTGATACAAACTATCATTTAAAAATTTCGATTGATAGTGATAGAAAACCATCTGTTTTTGTGAATGGTAGACAATACAGTGTAACAACAAGTGCAATAACGGCTTTTGATGGCACAACTTCGGTTACTGGAACAACTCAGGCAACTATTGCAGCGAATTATTCAGCTACCAATGCTAACACTCAAAAGGGTGCAGCATTGAAAAACGACGTTAATTTAATTCCTTACGTAGGGATTGAAGCTGGCGACGGCGCGGCAGCAGCAGTAAACGTTAGTTATAGTACAATTAGCAGACTACTGTATGAATAATAAATAAATTAACTCTTTGGGTGGAGTGTAATGACTCCACCCCTAGATAAAGGAGATAAAAAATGGCAGATGTAGTATTAAATCAAACAATTTTTGATGGTGATAAAAAATTAATAACACATTATAATAACGTTTCAGACAGCTCAGGTGGAACAACAACTATTGTTGATGTTTCAGCATTAGGAACAAGTCCAAGTGGAGATACATGTACTAGAGTAAGATTAAATAAACTTTGGTATAGTGTGTCAATGACAGCTAAAGTAGATTCACTTAGATTACTTTGGGATGCAACAACCGATGCAACTTTTTTAACTTTAGAACAAAGTGGTTATTTTGATTACAGTTCTATAGGCGGTGTAAAAAATAACGAAGCTTCAGGTGTAACAGGAGATGTTAAAGCAACTCTACCAGCTTGTAGTGCAGGTGATTCTGCAACTATTACTTGCGAGTGGATTAAAGTATACTAGGGAGGTAACTTATGGCCAACACAACATCTGGCACAGTTACTTTTGACAAAACTTTTGCTGTTGATGAAATTATAGCAGAAGCATACGAACGTATAGGTTCACAAGTAACTTCTGGATATCAACTAAAAACGGCGAGACGTTCTTTAAATGTAATGTTTCAAGAATGGGGCAATAGAGGTTTGCACTACTGGGAAGTAGGCGATACCAATATTGATCTAGTTGAAGGTCAAGCGGAGTACATTTTCTATAGAGCTACGGGCGATGGAACTTCTGCAACTACAGCAGGAGGAACAACAGGAACCTCTACTTATGGTTTAGCTGATGTTTTAGAAGCTACTCTTAGATCCGATAGAGGAGACACGGATCAAGCTGATTCCGCGCTTACAAAAACAGATCGAGCAACTTTTTCAAGTTTAGCTAATAAATTATCAAAAGGAACACCTTCTAGATATTTTGTTCAAAGACTTGTTGATAAAACAACAGTTACTCTTTACCCGACACCTGATTCATCTAATGCATCAAAAGAAATTCATATTTTCTTTGTAAAAAGAATTCAAGACGCAGACTCTACATATACAGATGCAACAGACGTACCATATAGATTCGTACCTTGTATGGCATCTGGTTTAGCATTTTATTTAGCACAAAAATTTAACCCACAGTTAGTTCAACAAATGAAATTATATTATGAAGATGAATTAGCTAGAGCATTATCAGAAGATGGTTCTTCTACTAGTGTTCACATAACACCAAAAGTTTATTACCCAGGAGCATAATGGCAAAATACGCAAAAGCAATATCAGATAGATCAGGAATGGAATTTCCGTACAGTGAAATGGTTAAAGAATGGAACGGTATGTTTGTACATATATCAGAATTTGAAGCTAAACATCCTCAATTAGAACCAAGAGGATATGCAGGAAGAGAACGAGGTTTATTAAATGCGAGACCGGATAGAACTGAAAATGAAGTAATTGCAATTTTAGGACCAGATCCTTTTTCTACTATTTCAGCTTCATCAGGAATTATAAATGTATTTGAAAAAGGTCATGGTAGATCAACAAGTGATACAGTTAGACTTAGAGGAGCACCTTCTACTTCTGCATCTTTTAGTGATCCAAACAGTTTTGATGGTATTACAGGATCTAATATTGCAGATGCTTCTGGCTACTCGATCACCGTAGGCAAACGAGACTCTAGTGGTGATGTAACACAGACGGATGACTACTATTACTTTACTGTCAATACAGATACTGCTACAAGTGGAGGAGTATCGGGAGGGGGAGAGAATTGTTCGGCAGGTCCGGCAACTCTAACGGCATAATATGGCAGGATTTACTTATTCAACACTGACAACAGCGATTCAGAATTATACTGAAGTTGGAACAGGCGTACTTTCAAGTACAATTACAGATCAATTTATAGACAATTCAGAACTTAGAATTCAAAGAGAAATTCCACTTGATGCAGATCGAAAAGAAATGCTTGGAAATTTAACAGCTTCTAAAGATAATGTTCATGCTCCAGCTGGAACATTATTTGTCAGAGGCATTCAAGTTTATACTTCAACAACAGCGGCAACAGGCGCTAATAGCTGGCTGATTAAGAAAGATGTCAGTTATCTTAGAGAATATGATACAGCTGAAACAACCACTGGAACTCCAAAATATTATGCAATGTCCGGAGGAGCGGAAGGAACAGGTGCAACATCCTCTGGAAGACTTACTATTGTGCCAACACCAAGTTCAGCTTTCATGTATAAAATCCATTACAACGCTAGACCTGTAGGATTAAGCTCAGCAAATACAACAAATTATTTAAGTCTTAATTTTGGAAATGGACTTTTGTATGCATGCTTGGTAGAAGCATTTAGCTATTTAAAAGGCCCAATGGATATGCTACAATTATACGAACAAAAATATCAAACCGAAGTACAAAAATTCGGTGGAGAACAAATAGGTAGACGAAGACGAGACGATTATACGGATGGTGAACCACGTATACCCGTTCAGTCTCCGGCACCGTAAGGATTAAATTATGGCAACACTAACAACAACTATCAAAGAAGCAATCACTCTTAACAACATAGATTATGGATCGGAAAGATCTTTAGATATTTCTAGTGTTAATGAAATTACAAAAAGAGTTGTAACTGCTTCAACAACAGAATGTGGATTAATAGGATTTTTATCAGCACTTAGTAGCGTTGGTGTAACAGCTAATAAAGTTGGTTATGTTGCAGGAATGTTTGATGATGGTGATGTTAGATATATTAGAATTACAAATTTAGATTCATCAAATCATATTGTGTTAACTTTTAGAGATGAAGACAATACAGAATTTAAAATGAAAGTAGATGCAGGTCACTCGTTTATTTATCCAGGTGATAATAGCGGTGGCGTTGTAGATACAATGAAAGCGGCAGGATCCGCTTTAGCGTCAGGTCTTTCTGACTTAGTAGATATTACAGTAGACACAGATACAGCATCTTGTGATGTTGAGGTATTTGTAGGAAGCGCTTAGGAGATAAAATATGGCATCATCATATACGGTATTAGGCACAGAGAAAATGACAACCGGCGAGAACGCCGGTACATGGGGAACTAAAACTAATACTAACATAGAAATTCTAGAACAAGCTTTTGGTGGCTATCTTTCAAAATCTATAGCGGGTGGAGTACAAACAACTACACTAGCTATTACTGATGGAGATTCGACAGCATCAACTTCTGAAGCTCGTCATCATGTTATTAAATTAACAGGAACCATTACAGGAAACCAAGTTGTTACAGTTCCTAATGATGTAGTTAAATCATATATTGTTTCAAACGCAACATCAGGAGCTTATACTGTTGTATTTCAAACTGTTTCAGGCTCCGGGTTTACTTTTGCTACAACCAATAAAGGTGTAAAACTTTTATTTGCTGATGGAACTAATGTCGTTGATACAGGTATCTCGTCTGTTGGAACATACGATTTAGACGGCGGTGAGTTAACTCTTGACGCTGATTCCGATACAAGCATTACAGCAAGTACTGATGACCAGATAGATTTTGAAATTGCAGGCGCTGATGATTTTACAATGACAGCGAATGCATTTAATGTATTAACAGGATCATCTGCAACTTTTGCGGATAGTTGCAATGCTAAATTTGGTACTGGCAATGACATGTTGCTGTATCACGATGGT